TGGCCTACGGTTGAGCTGATTCTGGGCTGCGCTGCGGTACTCTACAGCACGCACAGCCATACGGCGAAAGCTCCGAGACTTCGCCTTGTGCTTCCTCTCTCGAGACCTGTGTCTCCTGAGGAGTATGAGGCCATTGCCCGCAGGATTGCAGGTGACATCGGTATCGACATGTGCGACGATACCACCTATGAGCCCCATCGGCTCATGTACTGGGCGAGCGCTTCCTCTGACGGCGAGTTCCGTTATGAAGTGCAGGACGGCCCGTGGCTGGACGCCGACGAGCAGCTCGCAAGGTATGCGGACTGGAAAGACCCGACTCAGTGGCCCGTATCGAGCAGGAAGTCCGGCACGATTCGGCGTCTCGCTGACAAGCAGGGAGACCCGACCGCGAAAGACGGTATCGTCGGCGCGTTCTGCCGTACTTACTCCGTTGAGGACGCAATCGAGACCTTCCTGCCTGACGTCTACATCAAGGGCGAAAACGGCCGCTACACCTATAAAGGCGGCTCGACTTCCGGCGGTCTCGTTATCTATGAAGACGGCCGCTTTGCGTATAGCCACCACAGCACAGACCCAACTTGCGGCAAGCTCTGCAATGCGTTTGACCTCGTCCGCATTCACATGTTCGGCAAGGACGACGAAGGGAAACCAGCGAACACTGCGGCAAATAATCTTCCTTCCTACAAAAATATGTGTAAGTGGATTGAGACCAACTGCGAGAGCGTTATGAAGGAGCTGCAAAGCAAGCAGCTCGACTATATCGTCCAGCTCTTCGGCGAGGGCGACGAGGCTCCTGATATGAACTGGGTCTCACAGCTTGAGGTAAACCCGAAGACCGGACACGCAGCGACCACGGTTGAGAATATCCGTATCATCGTAAAGAATGACCCTCGGTTTAAGGGGACCTTCTACTGGGACGAGTTCATGGAGAGACCTATGGTCTGCGGAGACCTTCCTTGGAGAAAGGCCGACGCAAAGCCACGCTCGTGGGATGACACCGACGACGCCGGCGTTCACAATGTCCTTGAGAAGGACTACAAAATCGACTCTATGCCGAAGACCCGAGAAGGCGTTGACCTTGCACTCGCTGACGTTACAAGGCACCCGGTACGCGAGTACCTGCGGAGCCTTATCTGGGACGGCGAGAAACGCTGTGAGACGCTCTTCATCGACTACCTCGGCGCCGAGGACTCCCGGTACACGAGAACGGTAACCCGCAAGGCGCTTATCGGTGCTGCCGCGAGAATCTTATCTCCGGGCTGCAAGCACGACCACATGCTCGTTCTTATCGGCCCGCAAGGCTGCCGCAAGAGTACGACCTTGAAGAAGCTCGGTAAAGAGTGGTTTTCGGACTCGCTCTATACCATGTCCGGCAAGGACGCTTACGAGCAGCTTCAAGGCTTTTGGATTATCGAGCTCTCCGAGATGGCTGCGACCCGTAAGGCCGAGGTCGAACAGATTAAGCAGTTCGTCTCCAAACAGGAGGACAACTACCGCGCGGCATACGCTCGCCGCACGCAATGCCACCCGAGACAATGCGCCTTCTTCGGCACCACGAATGACGAGGAGTTCCTGCGTGACCCTACCGGCGCCCGCCGTTTCTGGCCGGTCGTCGTTACCGACGCGGGTAAAACTCTTGGGGACAAGCTGACCGCTTCTATCGTGGACCAGATATGGGCCGAGGCCGTGACCTACTACGAGGCCGGTGAGACTTGGTACCTTGACGGCGCGGTCGAAGAGATGGCCCGCAAGGTGCAGGCCGACCACACCGAGGCGAACGGCAAGCTCGGTCTTATCGAGAACTTCCTTGAAGTCCTGCTGCCCGAGGGCTGGGACGATTGGGACCTCGAAAAGCGTCTCATGTTCTGGAGCGGCGGCTTCGGCGAGGAGCGTAACGGCACCGTGCCGAGAACAAAGGTCTGCGCACTTGAGGTCTGGCAGGAGCTTTTCAAGGGCGACCCGAAGAGCTATTCGCAGACTCAGGCCCGCGAGATTATCGGGCTCCTGCGCATGATTCCGGGCTGGCGGTTGTCCACCTCCGTCAACTGCGGAGCAATTTACGGCAGGCAGAGGGGCTTCGTGAAAGAGGTCTGAGGTAGCAAAGGTAGCACTTGAAAGGCCAACTTTTTTCGTTAGAGGGTAGGTCGTACAAGCGCACTTGCAATAAAGGTAGCACTTTGAGAACTACTTGCAACAAAGTGCTACCTACTCTGCTACCTCGAAAAAGCCTTATATATCAATGCTTTTGGCTACTTGGTAGTACTGGTAGTCGAAAAATCTTAAAAACATTTTTTGAAAAAGTAAAGGGACACTCGACACAATTCCGTCGCCCCCTCGCATTACATGTATATATAGGGAATCTTTGTTACACGCGCTACTCGACTACCTGAAGGAGGGATTTTATGTATGAAAGCACTTTTGAGCGAAAGCTCTGCGAGTATATCAAGTCCCTCGGCGGTAAAGCGTATAAGTGGGTGTCCCCGGGAGCTCCGGGGGTGCCTGACCGAATCGCAATATTGCCGGGGGGACGAATAATTTTTATAGAGGTCAAGCGGCCGGGGCTGAGTGACGGTTTGAGTATCAGGCAGAAAAAGGTCATCGCGACATTAGAGGGGCTCGGCTGTATCGTTTGGCGTATCTCCGATATGGAGGATTTGAAAGCGAGGCTAAAAGCCGATGGAATATAAACCTTACTATTATCAGGACTTCGCGGAGAAGTTCATTCTCGACAACCACGAGGCGGGGCTCTTATTGGATATGGGTATGGGAAAAACGGTAACGAGCTTGAGCGCGGCGGACAAGCTCCTGAATGACTACTTTGCCGTGAGCAAGGTCCTTGTTATCGCCCCGCTGAAACCGGCAAAGGAAACATGGCCACCCGAGGTCAAGAAGTGGGACCACCTGAAACATCTGAAGCTCTCGTTGATTCTCGGGTCGAAGGCCGAGCGTATCGCAGCTTGCGAGCGGGAGGCGGATATTTATATCGTCAATCGCGAGAATGTCGTCTGGCTTGTGGACTACTTCAAAAGCAAGTGGCCTTTCGATATGGTTATCATCGATGAGCTGTCGAGCTTCAAGTCCAGTAAGGCGCAGCGCTTCCGGGCTCTGAAAAAGGTCCGGAAATATATCAAGCGGATTGTCGGTCTTACCGGCACGCCGTCGCCGAATGGACTGCTTGACCTCTGGCCGGAGATGTACTTGCTTGATGAGGGCAAGGCACTCGGCAAAACTCTGACAGGGTATCGCGATACTTACTTCGTCCCGGATAAGCGGAACGCCACGACCATTTTCTCATGGAAACCGAAAGACGGCGCGGAGGAGCTTATCTATGAGAAAATCGGCAAGCTCTGTATCAGTATGAACGCGGCGGACTATTTACAACTACCGGACAGACTTTTTCTCCGTCGTGAGTTCGAGCTTACCCCGGAGGCGATGGAGCTTTATAAGACCCTTGAGCGGGACACTCTTCTCCCGTTTGCTGACGGCGACATCGACGCGCCGACCGCGGCAGTCCTGACGAATAAGCTCTTGCAGGCTGCGGGAGGCGCGGCTTACGATGAGAATGGCAATGTCAAGGTCCTGCATGACTGCAAGCTCGAGGCGTTAGACCAGCTTATTGAAGAAGCGAACGGTCAACCCGTTTTGGTGTTCTACGCCTTTCGGCATGAGCGCGACAGAATTATGGAGCGATACCCGGAAGCGGTAGACATTAAAGACGACGGAGCGGTCGTCCGCTGGAACGAGGGCAAGATTCCGATTATGCTTGCGCACCCCGCGAGCGCGGGGCACGGTCTGAACTTGCAGGCGGGAGGTCATATCGCGATATGGTACGGACTTCCTACCAGTCTTGAGCTTTACCAACAGGCAAACAAGCGGCTGCACCGTCCGGGGCAAAAGAAAACGGTCCTGATTCACCATATCCTGATGAAGGACACCTATGACTACCGTGTCTTAGACGACATACTCGCGCCGAAGGAGGTAAGGCAGAACGCTTGCCTCGAGGCTTTGAAAGCCAGAATCAAGGAGGTATCAAAATGACACCGCAAGAGGTGAAGGACTTCCTCAACAGAGGATATAGAATAAAAGAACGCATTGCCGCAAAGGAGCGCCGTATCGATGAGTGGCGGCGTAGAGCTGAGTCTATTACGGCTGAGATTAAGCCAGTTGCCTCGTTCTCTTCTACGCCATCAAAGAAAGTCGAGGACGCCGCTTGCGCTATCGTCGATTTGCAGTCGGAAATCAAAGCCGAGATTTACGAGCTTGCCGTGGTTGAGCTTGAAATCGGTAGGCTCATAAAAGAAAGCGGTCTTGACGATACAGACCAGTTTATGATGGAGTTGCGGTACTTAAATTACATGCGCTGGGAAGAAATTGCGGTTGAACTTCATTATGCCTATCGCTGGGTCATGCGTCGGCATAAAAAAGTTTTATTATTCCTCGGGGATAATTGGAGTTGGCCACGCTGAGCCGCAACCAAATATGTTAAAATAGTATGGTGAAAAACTCGGATGATACTGTCCGAGTTTTTTCTCGATGGAGCACTGCGCGGGCCTCCGGTGCAGTGCTCCGTCTATTATTATGAATGGAGGTTAGCGACAACTAACGAGGGAGGGACGAACGTGGCTAAGCTGACCGATAAGCAACGGAAAAAGATTATAGCTGAATCGGTGAACGGCTCGAGCATTCGGGCGCTGGCCGCGAAATACGGCGTCTCTACGACTACGATTCAGCGCACGTTAAAAAGCGACAACGACCTAAAACAAAAGGTCGCACAAAAAAAGGCTGAGAACACGGCAAGCATTCTGGCCTTTATGGATTCTAAGAAAAATGACGTTTGCGGACTGATTGACAAGCTGCTTGCGGCTATGGGAGACGAAGACAAGCTCGCTGCCGCGACGGTCAATCAGCTTGCTACCGCTATGGGTATCGTCATTGACAAATATACAGCTAACGAGGCAATTAAGTCGTCCGACGCGAAGGAGACCAACTTCTTTGAGGCGATTCGTGCTGCTGGAAAGGAGGTTGACCTGAGTGCAATACCAGAGCTTCAGTCCTCGGCAGAATGCGACCCTCTTCTGGTGGACGAAACCGGAACACCAGAATAGAGACGGGCTTATCTGCGACGGGTCAATTCGTTCCGGCAAGACGGTCTCAATGGCTATCGGCTTTATCATGTGGAGCATGGCGAGCTTCGATAAACAGAACTTCGCTATCTGCGGCCGCACGATTGAAGCACTCCGGCGTAATGTTATCGTACATATTCCCACATGGCTCGAGGGTATGTTCGAGGTTACTGAACGCCGCAGCGAGAATAAAATGGTCGTCACTATCGGCAATCGCTCTAATACCTACTACCTCTTCGGAGGGCGGGACGAATCCAGCTACACCCTTATTCAGGGCATTACTCTGGCCGGAGTCCTCTTCGATGAGGTCGCGCTTATGCCCCGCTCTTTCGTAGAGCAGGCTATGGCACGTTGTTCGGTCTCCGGGTCTAAGTTCTGGTTTAACTGCAACCCCGAGTCTCCGGGTCACTGGTTTTATAAAGAGTGGATTTGTAAAGCGGCGGAGCGCAATATGCTCTACTTGCATTTTACGATGGACGACAACCTCAGTCTTGACGAGAAAATCAAAGCCCGATACGAAGGCATGTACTCCGGCGTGTTCTATGACCGGTATATCCGAGGTCTCTGGACCGTCGCGGAGGGCTTGATATATACAATGTTTAATAAGGACTATCATGTAGTCCCTTCCGTGCCTCGCGATTACGAGGAGTACCTTATCTCCTGCGACTACGGCACCTTAAACCCGACTTCGGCCGGGCTCTGGGGGCTCTGCGAGGGAAAATGGTACCGCGTCCGAGAGTACTACTACGACGGACGCAAGGAACGGTATCAGCGAACGGACGAGGAGCACTACGCGGCTATTGAAGAGCTTGCGGGAGACCTCTCGATTCGGAAAATCATCGTTGACCCGTCCGCTGCCTCGTTTATCGAGGTCATACGCCGGCATGACCGCTTCATGGTCGAGCAGGCAAGTAATAGAGTCCTTGACGGTATTCGCGACGTCGCTACCCGGCTGAACGCCGGTGACATTTTCTTTTGCGACTGCTGCGCAGACTGCATAAGAGAGTTCGGTTTATATCGGTGGGACGAAAAGGCCGCCGAAGACCGGCCGCTCAAAACCGACGACCACGCCATGGACGATACGAGATATTTCGTCCGCGCCGCGTTCCAGCCGTCGAGATTCAGTTTTTAAGGAGGTGCGATAAATGCCCTTATTCAAGAAACCTATCGAGCAGGAGTTTTTCAATTTGCGCCTCCGCGCCGGCAGGCCTATGACCGAGCTTGAGTTCTACGCGAAAGAGCTTACCGACTGGGAGACCTCGCCCGAGCGGCGCGAAATGATTGACGGCGACCGGTATTATACCGGAGACCATGACATTCTCAAACGCCAGCGCACGGCTATCGGCCCCGACGGTAAGCTGATTGTGATTGAGAATCTCCCGAACAACCGTATTGTGGATAACCAGTATGCGAAACACGTTGACCAGAAGGCAAACTACCTTCTCGGTCAGCCTATTTCCTTTTCCTGTGAGAATGACGACTACGCATCTGAGGTCAAGAAGGTACTCGGCATGCGGTTTATGCGTACTCTCAAGAGCGCGGGAGTCGAGTGCCTCAACGCGGGTATCTCGTGGCTTTATCCCTACTACAATAAAAACGGCGAGCTCGCGTTCCGAGTATTCCCCGGCTACGAGATTATGCCGTTCTGGGCGGACGCGGCTCATACCGAGCTTGACTCCGCTCTTCGCCTTTACCCGGTCGAGGTCTACTACGGTACCGAGAAGAAAATCGTTAAGAAGGTCGACCTCTTCACGCTGGAAGGCGTTACGACCTACATCTTCGAGAACGGCGTACTTATGCCGGACACCGAGAAGCAGGCGTATGTTAGGGTAAAAGACAGCAAGGGCAACGAGCAGCCCTTGAACTGGGAGCGCTTCCCCCTTATCCCTATCAAGTACAACCCGAAGGAAGTCCCTCTCATTCGCCGCGGCCGTTCCTTGCAGGACGCTATCAACCTCCTGCAATCCGACTTCGTGAATAACATGGAGGAAGACGTCCGCAATACCGTTCTTGTCCTCAAGAACTATGACGGACAGGACCTCGGGGAGTTCCGGCGTAACCTGACGACCTATGGAGCTATCAAGGTCCGCACGGTCGAGGGCACGGACGGCGGCGTGGATAGTCTTGAAATCTCGGTAAACTCCGAGAATTATAAGACCGTCCTCGAGCTTCTGAAAAAGGCGCTCATTGAAAACCTCCGCAGCTACGACGCGAAGGACGACCGTCTCTCCGGTACGCCTAACCAGATGAACATTCAGAGCATGTATTGCGACATCGACCTCGACGCGAACGCAATGGAGACCGAGCTGCAGGCGTCTTTTGAGGAAATCCTCTGGTTTGTCAATACCTACCTCGCCAACACCGGCAAGGGCTCGTATGAGAGCGAAGATATTACGGTTATCTTCAACCGTGATATTCTTATCAATGAGTCCGAGGCTATCGATAACTGCTCTAAGTCTGTTGGCATTATCTCTGATGAGACCATCGTCGCTATGCACCCATGGGTCGACGACCCTGCGGCCGAGCTTGAACGGCTCGAAAAGCAGAAAGAGGAAGCGGACCCCTACCGAGCGGCTTTTGAGCAGGCGCAGGCTTTGCGTAACCCCGAAGGCGGTGACCCGGTAAATGAGGAATGATAAGTACTGGGCCAACCGAATGCGGATTCTTGAGGAATCCTTGCTTGATAAGGGGTACGACTACGTTAAAAACCTCGAGCGGCAATATGCGACCGCTATTCAGGATATAGAATCGCAAATCGCGAGATGGTATCAGCGGTTTGCGGCCGAAAACGGCATAACGCTCGCCGAGGCGAATAAGCTGCTTACCACGCAAGAGCTTGACGAGTTCCGGTGGACCGTTGAAGAGTATATAAAACACGGTCAAGAGAACGCGGTCTCTCAGGCGTGGCTCAAGCAGCTTAAGAATGCTTCTGCCCGCGTCCACGTGTCAAGGCTTGACAGCTTGAGGCTTCAGCTACAGGAGCAGGCCGAGGTCTTACACGGGGCGCAAACAGAGGCTCTTAATTCGTCCCTGAGCGAGGTTTACCAGCGAGGCTATTATCATACCGCCTTTGAGCTCCAAAAGGGCATAGGGGTCGGCTGGACGCTCCACGGGCTGACCGATGAAGCTATCAGCAAAGTACTCTCGCGGCCATGGACCTTAGACGGCCAGACTTTCAGCGATAGAATCTGGGCGAACAAGCAGGCGCTCGTCAACAGTGTCAACACGCAGCTCACCCAGATGATAATGCGAGGTGCAGCTCCGGATAAAGCCATCAAGGCTATTTCCGACCGCTTTCAGGTCTCTAAGTCGCAGGCCGGGCGCCTCGTTATGACCGAGAGCGCTGCTTTTGCGAATGAGGCCCGTAAGGACTGTTTCAAGGACCTCGGCGTCGAGAAGTATGTTATCGTGGAAACCCTTGACAACGAGACCTGTAGCTTGTGCGCAGGGCTTGACGGTAAGGTCTATCCGATGAGTGAATATCAAGTCGGCGTAACTGCGCCGCCTTTTCACCCGTGGTGCAGAGGTACGACTGCCCCTTATTACGAGGATATGCAAGGTCTCGGAGACCGCTTCGCGAGAGATGTGAAGACCGGCGAGAGCTTCAATATTCCGAAGGATATGACATATAAGGACTGGAAAGCGAGACAAGACGGCGCCTATGGCACTGGTACCGTGGAAAAGTTCAAAAATATGTGGTATAATGAAACTGCTGATAAAAAGCAGTATGAGAACTACAAGGCTCGACTCGGCGTAGACGCGCCTAAGAGCTTTGCGGCTTTTCAGCAGTTAAAGTATAATTCTGAAGACTATAAGGACCTTACCGGCTACTACCGGTATAAAGGCGCGAATCCCACAAGCGATAAGCGCTTTTGGACGGCGCATAAAGCGGTCAAGGCTCTCCACGATGAGGGTAAAGTCCGAACGACCGGAACTCTGGTCGCCCCGCCTATGGGCCGAGTTGCCGTCAAAGCGAATGAGCACGCCGAAAAACGGTTTGCTTCTCGTGGTATAACCTTAGAATGGACTCAGAATATTATTGATAATGCAGACTTCGCGCTCAAACAGCGCAGGGGTACGCAATATGCCTTCTACACAAGCGAGGGCTTTGCGGTCCTTGATAATAACGGTGAGATTGGTACCGCCGGTCAACTGGACGAACGCGGCAAACTGCTATACGACGAGGTGATGAAACATGTCCGAGCAAAATAAGGTCAAGTGCCCTTTATTGAATAAGGAAATTGACTGGGGCTATTGCTGGGAGCTTTGCAATATCGCTACCGACGATATTCTTCTTGAGGGTGACACCGTTCCCGACTGGGATAAGGCCCTTAAGGTATGTGAAAAGTGCGGTCGATATTCAGGCGAGCCAGAAGGCTCCTGATTTGAGTCCGATTTTTTCAGAGGGTAAATCTAAGGACCCCTCAGTTAAAACGCGATACGGGAGACCGTGGAGCCCCACAGAAGCAATAGTTGATTAGAGCGTCCCTGCTTTTTAGCAGGAGGCGCTTTTTTTCATACAAAAATTACCGCCTTACGCGGCGGACAACAAATAGCGTACCCGCAATACCGGGACTGGCCGGATAAAAAGGACAGCGGGAGACAGGAGGACAAAATGTTGGACTGGCTGAAAACTATTTTGGGAGAAGCGTACTCCGAAGAGATTGATAAAAAGGTCTCTGAGGAAATCGGCAAGAACTTCGTGGCGCGCGCAGACTTCAACACTCTGAACACCGAGAAGAAAGCTCTCGCCGATACCGTCAAGGAGCGCGACAAGCAACTTGAGACCCTCAAGGCCTCTACCGGCGACGTCGAGGCGCTCAAGACACAAATCGCTACTCTCCAGACTGAGAACACCGCAGCGACGAAGGCCCATGAGGCGGAAATCAAGCGCCTCAAAATCGATACCGCCGTTGAGCTGGCTCTGTCTGCTGCCAAAGCGAAGAACGTAAAGGCCGTGAAGGCGCTGCTCGACCTTGATAAGGCTGAGCTCGATGCGGACGGTGCCGTCAAGGGTCTGGCTGACCAGATTAAGAAGCTGGCTGCCGCGCCCGACAGCGGTTTTATGTTCGAGACCAAAGAGCAGAACAATTTTGAGGGCTTTAAGCCCGGTGAGAGCGGAGACCCGGCGCCTGACGGCAAGTTGACGCTGGAAAACTTCAGAAAGCTCTCTCCCACTGAGAGATTTAACTTCTCTCAGAAACACCCTGAAGAGTACAAAAAACTTTATGATGGAGGAACGAAATAATGGCTAATACCGTTTACGACAATTTTTATCTGTCCAACGAGATTGAGGACCAGTACAAGTCCCATCTCGACTTGCAGACCTTCTGCACTGTGGACAACGCCCTTGAGGGCACGGCCGGCATGCTTCGTAAGATTAACGTCTACAAGGCTACTGACGGCACTGAGAAGCTGGCTATGGGTGCGGGCAACTCTAAGAGCATTGAGGTCGGCTTCACTCCTCGCGAGTACCGCATTCAGCTTGCTCAGAACAGATTCAAGTACTACGATGAGCAGGCTATGACCGACCCGCAGCTCGTCCCTGTCGGCACTAAGCACATGGGTACCGACATGTTCAACACTGTCAACGCCGATATTTACGGCGAGTTCGCAAAGGCGACTCAGGTTGTCGTTGTGACTAAGCTGAACTTCGACGCTTTTGCCGACGCGCAGTCCGTTCTCGCTCTCGAGGACCTTGAGGGCGTGACTATCTTCGCCTTTGTCTCTCCTGCGGATGTGGCTGAGCTCCGTAAGGAACTCAAGGACACTCTGCAGTATGTTGAGGCTTTTGCGAAGAACGGCTATATCGGCACCGTCGCCGGCGTGAACATCTATACGAAGAAGGACGCCGTCAGCGGCTCCGTCTACATGGCGACGAAGGAAGCGGTTACCCTCTTCAATAAGAAGGGTACTGAGGTTGAGCAGGAGCGCGACCCGAACACCCGTGAGAACAGCATTTACTCCCGTAAGTACTATCTGGCCGCCCTCACCGACGAGACGAAGGACGTCAAGATTTTCAAGGGCACCGCGACGGTCTCCACTGACACGACTGCTTCTGCCTCTAAGACCTACTATTCGAAGGTCGGCAACGGCTATGTTGCGGTTACTCCCGGCGAAGGCGACAATCCGAAGACTAAGGGCTGGTACGAAATCGCCTAAGGAGGAACAGCATGGAGATACTCGCGGCAGTAACCGCCCGACTGTCGGCCCTCGGTTATACCGTGACCGAGGCCGACAGCGCGGCACTTGATTACAACATTAAGAAAGCCGAGACGACCCTAAAGGCGCGAACGAATCAGTTCGAAGTGCCTGAGGGCCTTTTCTATGTCTGGGCGGATATGGCTGCGGGCATGTTCCTCACAGACAAGAAGGCTTCCGGCGCTCTCTCTGAGGTCTACGACTTCAACGCGCCGGCTAAGAGCATTTCTGAGGGCGACACCTCTGTTACCTTTGCGATTGCAGATACTGGCTCCTTCGAGGACCAGTTTGACGCAATGCTCGCGAAGATGGTAAACCCCGACGCGGAGCTTATCGCAGCGTTTAGGAGGTTGGTATGGTGAAAAGCTATCAGGAGGCTCTACGGAGGCTCTGGGACGGCCTCTGCGACGTTTATGTCCTCGAGACAGCGGTAAATAAGGCAAACGGCCGGGACGAGCCCACGGAGGTCCAGAAGCTCCACGGGGAGCCCTGCCGTTTGTCCTTCTCAAGTATCTCAAGCACGACCGAACAGGACAGCGCGCCGCTGATTCAGCAGTCGGTCAAGCTCTTTATCTCGAAGACTGTGGAAATCCCGGCAGGCTCTAAGATAGTCGTAACGCAGGAAGGCCGGACTACCGCCTATGCGAGGTCCGGTGAGCCTGCGGTCTATAGCTGTCATCAGGAGATACCGCTCGTCCCGTTCAAGGAGTACGCCTAATGTCCCGCTGGGGACGCTGCGACTTCTCTCAGTTCAGGGAGTTCGCGAAAGGCTTTGAAAAGCTGAGCGACTCTGAGATAGACGACCTCTGCGTGGCTTGCAGCAAAGAGCTTGCCGCAAGACTTCTGGCTCTCGTTATTCCGGCTACCCCGGTCGGCAAATACCCGAAAGGCTCGGGTAAGAAAGGCGGTACTCTCCGCCGAGGCTGGGGTGCTAAGAACGGCAAAGCCGGGCGCGAGTATGCGCAGTCCCTGACCGTCACAAAGTCCGGGAACACGTATATGGTCGAAATCATAAATCCGGTTGAGTACGCCTCGTATGTCGAGTTCGGTCACCGCACCGTAAGCGGCGGCTGGGTCGAGGGCCGGTATATGCTGACTATCTCCGAGGAAAAGCTGAAACGAATCGCCCCGTCTGTGCTTGAGAAGATGGTGCTCCGAAAGCTGAAGGAGGTCTGCAATGGCGGAAATTAGTACAAACATTATCTTAGACGGAATCACGCTGGCTTTGCGGTCCGCTTTTCCCGGCAGTCATATCGAATCAAATGCAGTAAAGCAGGGGCTTCGGCAACCTGCTTTTATTGTGCTTTTGGTTAACGCCGAGGTCACGGACTACCCGGCGCAGCGCAAGAAACGTCTTCCTCGTTTCGATGTTCTCTACTTTCCGAAGTCCGGGCGTGAGGACTGCTACGGCGTGGCAGATGCCCTCACCGAAGTGCTTGAAGTGATTGACCTGCCCGGCGGCGATAAGCTGCGTGGTACGGATATGAGTTTTCAGGTGACGGACGGAGTGCTTCACTTCCTCGTCTCCTATAACCACTTCACGTATAAGACGGCTGAGGAGTTCAAGATGGGAACTCTGAAAATTGAACAAGGAGGAAACTGATATGGCGAAAGCTACTGCGGCGGCAAAGTCCGCCGCTCCTACTCACTCCAAAGAGCAGCTTTTGAGGTCTCAGCGCTACGCTAAGCGCCGTGACCTTCTGGGCGCGCTTTTGGAAGACGGTAAGTGGTACACCCTCGAAGAGGTCGATACCGCTATCGAAAACTTTATGAAAGGCAAGGTGAAATAATATGGCCCTTGGCGGTGGAATCTGGGCAGTACAGAATAAGGTACTCCCCGGTACGTATATCAACTTTTCCAGCGTGGCTAAGGCGTCCGCTACTCTCTCCGACAGAGGTTACGCGGCTATGCCTCTTATGCTGGACTGGGGTCCCGACAGTACGGTCTTTACCGTGACGAGCGGTGACTTCCAGAAGAACAGCCTCAAGATTTTCGGTCATGCGTACACCGACGACGCGTTGCTGCCTCTGCGCGAGCTCTTCCAGTATACGCAGACCCTCTACACCTATCGCCTGAACGGCGGAGGTGCTAAGGCTGCCTGCGCTTACTGCACGGCAAAGTACTCCGGCATTGCCGGCAACAAGCTCTATGTGGTTATCGCAGCGAACGCCGATAATGCTGACCTCTTTGACGTCAGCCTCTACTACGATACGACTCTCCTCGATACGCAGACCGTGGCTGCGG